GAGAGATTTGAGATAGAAGTCTTCCTGTCTGTCGAGCCGGGGTACTCTCTTCCTACGGGTCGAATTGGACAACACTACAAACAAGGTGTGGGTCACTGGGAAACTGATGGTTCTGCATCGTTCGCTGCTGAGAACCCTTGGACTCAGGGTGATATATACATCAATCGTCTCAGCGATTTCCAAGCTGCGAAAGCCGACGACAAGCAAGCTGATTCCGATGCTGAAGATGATGTCAAGAAAGCGGAATTCGATTCCCAAGACCCCGATGAACAAAGAAGATTAAAATATCCTCCGATTTATGACATGATTGAAGCACTTTGGCGTCATGTTGTAGAGGGCGAGGACCTAAATAATAGTGGTTGCGATGCAATCAAATCATTACGAGATGCGATCAGGACCCAATATCCCGACGTATAAATAAGAGTGAACTGAATTCTATATTATCAGGAGAACACAATGGAAGTTACACTTGGACAAATTTACGCTAGTTTCAATCTGCTGAATCGCATCGTCGATCAGACATTACCGATCCGTTTGGCGTATCGTTTCACACGTTTGATTCGGGAATTGAACACCGAATATCAAGCACTTGAGAAGCTCCGCGATGGGCTCGTCAAGAAGTACGGCGCGCCGGTTGAGGGACAGGAAGGCGCTTTTAAGGTAGCCGACGACAAGCGTGATGATTTCATGACTGATTTCCAAGACCTTCTGCAAGAGACGGTGGAGATCGGTTGGGAACTAGTTTCGGTCGAGGCAGATGGGTTTGACTCTCTTTCTCTTACGGTTCGTGAGTTGAACATCCTGGGTTGGTTGTTCACTGAATTCAAGGATATGGCTGACAAAGCTGCTGCTGAAGTAACTGCCGATGCGATTGCCGAAGAACTGACTGACGAAGAAACAGAGCAAGATATCGACGATGCCGAAGTTGAAGCTGCAACGGCACCTACCGAAGCGACCGCAGAAGTAGGATAACTCCTATCCGGGGTTCCGTTTCCCCTAAATAACAATAGAATACCAGCTTCTTTCTGTTATAAGAGAGAAGCTGTTTCTATGTTCTACTAAAGGAATAGGAAATGAGTAGCGTAAAACCCGGTGACACTGTAACACTACAATTCGTCACCACCGATCAAAACCAAAGCGTTGCGACTCCATCAGGCACTCCTGTCGGTACTATAGTACAGAACGGTGTTGATGACGGTGCTGTAACGGTTACAGTTGCAACTGTCACGGCAACCGAATTTGCCGCAACCTTTACGGTTCCCTCCGGTTATGTGTTTGGCGATCAGGTACAATTGAAAGTCATTTACTCTGCTGGTACGCGAGCAGCACAAGAATATCTCTGGGAGAGAACCTTGACTCAGCTACCCGGAACCGCTGCTGGTGCAGGAGCAGACAACGTGACTGTCAAGATCACTGATCCTGCGACTTTATTCCCAGTTGCAGATGCAGATGTTTGGGTCAGCACCGATCAAGCTGGGTTGAACGTGATAGCTGGTACATTACAATCAGATGGCAACGGTGAAGTATTGTTCTTATTGGATGACAGCGTAACGTATTTTTTGTGGATGCAGAAGGAAGGACAGAAGTCCATTCGTGGTGAGGAATTCGTAGCACAGGCGGACCCCTAATGTCTAATAGCTTTTTCACTAAACCAACGAGCGATCCAAGTCCAAGTCAGCCGCCTAATAACAGGCAAAAGTTGATCGACTACGCAAGACGTAAGCTCGGAGAACCGGTTATCGAGTTGAACGTTGACGACGATCAGTTGCAAGATCGTCTTGACGATGCTCTCCAATTGTTTCGTGAGTTCCACTATGACGGTGTTGAAAGAACCTATCTGAAGCATCAGGTGACGCAGGAAAACATCGACAACGAATTCATCCCAGCACCGAATCCGATTCAGGCTGTGACCCGCGCCTTCGTTTTCTCCTCATTGTTCAATAACACCATCTTCAACTTCCCTGCTCGCTTCTCTATGGCTCATATAGGAACTCTAGGTGGTTACGCAACCCGACCCTTCATCAACTTGGCTCAGCTTGATATCACGAAGCGGTGGTTGGAACTTGCACAGCAAATTCTGAACCCCGAAAAACCCATTCGGTTCAACAAGCTCACGAACAAAATCTTCATCGACATGAACTGGAAAGAAGAAATCGAGGTTGATGAATTCTTGATCTTTGAAGTGTGGGTCGTTGTTGACCCCGAAGCGTTCAACGAAGTGTGGGATGAAGCATGGCTCAAAGCATATTTCACCGCTCTAGTTAAAAGACAATGGGCAGGAAATCTCTCGAAGTACGAGGGAATTCAAATGCCCGGTGGTGTGACTTTCAATGGTCAGCAGTTGTGGGATCAAGCTGAACAAGAGATTGAAAAGCTCCGAGAGGAACTTGACATCCGTTGGAGCCTTCCTCCAGATTTTATGATGGGTTAAACATATTTCTTCCTATAGTAATTCAATACTTAGTTCTTTCTTATGTTCGTTGACACTCAAGGATAACACATTCCGGGCAGAAGTCAAGACAAAAGTGAGTAGATTACAAATATTTCTGGTGCAGGATGTCCACTAACCCATATTTCGATCACGAAACAGTACCTCAAGAGCAACAGCTTATTGAAGATATGACCGTTGAGACTATTAAGATTCACGGTAGCGATATGCTTTATTTACCGCGTGATATCATTAATGAGGATACTCTTTATGGTGAGGATCAGCAATCAGAATTTGCTAAAGGCTACTGGTTGGAGATGTACATTGAGAGCGTCGATGAATTCGGCGGCGAGGGTGAATTTTTCGCCAAGTTTGGTCTTGAAGTCCGAGATGAAGCGTTCTTTGTAGCAGCGAAGCGTAGGTTTCAGGAACAAGTCCAGCATCTTGAGCATCCCCGTGAGGGAGATTTGATTTACTGGCCGCTCACGAAGAAGCTGTTCGAGATCAAGCATGTGGATCATGAAAATCCATTCTACAACATTGGCAAGCTGCACACATATCGAATGACTGTGCAACTCTTCCGTTATGCACAAGAGGAATTCGATACCGGTATTCCTGAGATTGATGAAGTTGATTCTAACCGCGGCTATGGAGGACAGATGGTGTTCGAAGTTGGTGGAACCGGCGATTTCGATGAAGGTGAAGTCGTGTTCGCTGGTCCTGATCTTCTGAACGCTACGGCAAAAGCCATTGTGGTTGCATGGGATTCAGATGAAAGACTGTTGGTGGTGAACAAGGTGGTTCAGACGTTTGTGGATGGCGATGTGGTGCAGAACGAAGCTCTAACAGTATCGCATACCATTGTAACTGATGGTGCTCCTCCGGTTGCCAACGTGCCCGCCGATGAGGCCGCTGACAACTTCGACATTCAACAGGAGTCTGATGAGATCATCGACTTCAGTGAAGATAATCCGTTCGGGGAGCCCTAATGCTCAACTTACCACATTTCTATCACAAATCTATCCGAAACGTGGTCGTTGTTTTTGGAACTTTGTTCAATGAGATTCAAGTCCTGCGACGTGCTTCGGATGGATCAGAGTTGCAGCGTTTCACGGTCCCTCTGTCCTATTCTTCTAAAGAGAAGTGGTTGGCCCGGTTACGAGCAGGCAAGCAACTTGAGGGTGAGGAACCTGTAACGGAACTTAGTTTACCTCGCATGGGTTTTGAACTGACCAACGTAATTTATGATCCACAAAGAAAACATATCACGACGACTCAAAGAAAAGTTTGCGACCCGAACGATCCCAATGTATTGTTGACAGCGTTTGCTCCCGTTCCTTACGATTTGGAACTATCTTTATACATAATGGTAGACAAACAGAATGATGGGTTGCAGATCGTTGAGCAAATCTTGCCGTTCTTTGGACCCGAATTCACGGTTTCTATCAAGTCGATTGAAGGTTTGTATGATAGTGTTGACGTACCGTTCATCTTGAATAGCACGACCATCGAGGATAACTTCGAAGGTGATATGACAGAGAGACGGGTCATTATTTGGACCTTGACGTTCACGGCAAAGGCTCAGGTGTTTGGTTTCGTCAGCAGCAGAGGATTGATTCGAAAGGTTATCGCAAATCTGCGTGAGTTCGACGGCACTTTGGATGCTACAATCACTGTTGTACCCGATCCGCTCGATGCTGCACCAGGAGATCCGTTTGAACCTAATGTGACTATAGAGGAATGCGAGTAATGGCTCGGAAGAAAAAAGTAAAGAAAACGGTTGACGAGAAAATCAGTGAGGTGTTGGATATCTCAGATAGCTCGACCTCTAATCAAATTATGAAAGCTGTACCTGTCAAGACCGAAGTAATCGACGCAGATATCGTGGTCGCTCATCCCCAACCTCTCGCTTTGGGTTATGCCACTGAGGGAGAGAACCCTGAGATAGATGAAGATTATAAGTCAGCAAGAAATATTTTAGATACAACGGGCAAACAAGCCACGGAAGCTCTCGAACAGATGAAAGAAGTGGCCGAGCAAGGTCAGTCTGCCAGAGAGTACGAGGTTGTGGGACAGCTAATCAAGGCCAATCTTGAGGTTGTGAAGGCAAAGACAGATTTGCACAGGGATATGAAGGCGCTTCGTGAGCAAGAGGCGAAGATTCGTGCCCAGCAAGCACACATCGGCGATGTCCATAACTCAGTGTTCGTGGGCACCACGGATGATTTGCTGAAGTTGAAGAAAGCTGGCAAGTTGCCCAAGGATAGTAAATGACCGGTCAAGAAGCCTATCTTGGAAATCCAAATCTAAAGCCGCAGCGTCAGGCAGTAGCGTTCACGAAAGAGCAGATTAGTGAGTATGTGAAATGCTCAGAAGATCCTGTGTACTTTATGAAAACCTACATGAAGATCGTGCAGTTGGATTATGGTTTGGTGCCGTTCGATCTGTGGGATTTTCAAGAGGATTTGGTTAACCTGATCCATAACAACCGATTTGTGATCGCCAAGTTTCCTCGACAGACAGGCAAATCAACAACGGTCATCGGTTACATCCTGTGGTATGTTTTGTTTCAAGAGAACATGAGTGTTGCGGTTCTTGCCAATAAGCTCTCGACGGCCCGCGAGTTGCTGTCGAGATTGCAGCTTGCTTACGAGTATCTGCCCCGCTGGTTGCAGCAGGGTATCAAGGCTTGGAACAAGACCAACATCGAGCTTGAGAATGGATCGAAGATCATTGCAGCAGCTACTTCTGGACCAGCCATTCGAGGAGGTTCTTATAATCTGATCTTCCTCGATGAGTTTGCTCACGTGCCTAAAGAGATTGCCGAGGAATTCTTTAGTTCTGTGTACCCCACGATTTCATCTGGTGTGACTACCAAGGTGCTGATCGTTTCTACCCCCAAGGGTATGAATATGTACTACAAGCTATGGGTTGAAGCGAAAGAGGGTCGCAACAGCTACAAAGCGATTGAAGT